TGCCATTATACACCTACCTTGTTAAACATATTAACTTGCTGCTGTTGCATTTGTTTCATTTGAGATACCAGCAAAGACTCCAGCAAGTCTGCTTCTCTGTTACGTCTAGGATGTAGCTCGACATTCTTCCACTCGTCAGGGTCACGTAGCTTAGTGATAGCTGTCTGCAAGTCACCGCTGATAACTGCCTTCATTGTCTTGTACTTAAGAGCAGCAGCACCATAGTTATGCAGCAGCGATAGAGCCACTGCCTGTTGTTGTGGTGCTAGTGAATCAAACTTAGGGAATGCATTGCGTAGCTTCTGCTTAGACTTCTCGATATGTCTACGAGTAATGTTCATAGCTATCTCAGCGGGGATGTCAAAGTGTCCCAGCTCATACTCAATAGCTACAGCGTCATCGCCCTGCTTACCTACGTAAGGAAGCATAGCAGACTCTAAAGCATCAGGTAGTCCCAACGCCTTGTACTCTCTCAAGTCCATCTGACCAATGTCAATACCACCACCAAAGGTTAAACCAGACTTGCCAATAACAAGACCATTCTTCTTTGGTAGATACGTTCTAGTTTCAAAGCCTTCTTGCTGCATTAGAAACTGGATTACTGCGTCATCTTTATTCATCATTTACCTGCTTACTAAGTTAGGCTGAAAGGGGCTACAGGAGAATAGTTACCACCTGCTGGGTTAATAACAGGTAGACTAGAACTAGCACCACCCATCATACCGCTAAGGAAGTTACCCCCTAAGCTACCACCACCTGTTACAGGCATTCCTGCCACAGCTAGGCCAATTCCTAAAGCTGCTCCAAACGGATCACTAGCGTTCTCAGTGGTTTGTGTCTCAGTACCAGTCATGTTAGACTCGCCTAGTAAAGGATTAGACCCTAAGAAGGAATAGAAGTCTGATAGATTTGTACGAGTAGCATCACGAGGAGCATTGAACATACCAATCTCATTCATAAGCTCTTGCTGCGACCTAACACCACGCTGACCAGCAATCTGACCCATAACATCAAAGCCTCTCTCACCGACTTGCAACGCCATAGGCAGTAACCCTTGGGCTTGTAGTGCAAGCTGCTGTTGTTCCAATGCTGCGCTGGTTATGAATTGCTTAGTGTTACGATCAATCTCACCACCTAGCAAGCCAAGACCTTCCATACCCTCACTGCCACCATACTGCCCTATTGCTGTACCCTGCTGAAATAAAGGAACAGCTTGTCTTTTAAACTGAACACCAGACTCCTCTAATATATCTGCCATCTGTTGTTGGAAGATAGAGTTATTCTCAAGGTCACCAGACATCAACATATTATTAAGATTAGTCTGCTGAGTATTAATCAAATCAGTTAGACCACCTGTAGGGCTATACATATCAAGCAAACCCTGTTGAGCCTGTGATATTAACGGGTCTTCATCAGCAAGCTGCGTACCTTGATAGATACCTTGAGTGCCTTGGTTATATAGATTCTCAGCACCTGATAATGCATTAACACTAGAAGCTCTAAGCTCTTCGCTTAATCTAGTTTCCTGTTCGCTTTCTGTAGTTGTTGTGCTTCCACCACCTGACATCTTAAAACTCCTTAATCATTAATACTCTGTCACAAGAATAATCAGGAAGCAGTTTAAGCCATCCTTTCCTACCTTGTATTTCAATTCCATCTAATCCTTTTGACTTAGACCACTCTTCTATTTCGCTAATTAAATGTACCCAATCTTCAGCACCATCACCACCTAGTAGATGTATAAGCAATCTCTTAGTGGTTGGGTATGTAACAAGATTAGTTACTACAATACCTACTACATCTTCCTCAGTAATTAACCACAGCTGGCTATCACCTTTCTGAATACTAGTTAACACGCTTTCAACAGTTACTTCAGGTGCTTTGACTAATACCTTATTCAAGTAATGTAATACTTTATCTTTGTTACTAACCAGTTCATCTATTGTAGTAACTCTTGTAACCTTATACGTCAATTGCTTTACCTGTTACATTCAAGTCTATAGTGTCAAAGGTTACATCAGTAGTGCCTGACGCTAGTGACATCTTAACTGTGATGGCCTGTCCTGCATTCACTGTACCATTAGAACTAAAGCTAATAGGTAAGTACTGCGACCCGCTAAAGTCTATAGTATGTTGCGTCCCTGATATTAAAGTACCATTAAGGTACAATCCAATAACAGCAGCAGAAGTACCTCCACCATGGCGTTTAATATTAGCACTGAAGGTTAACGTATACTTACTGTCAGACAGGAAAGTAATAGTACCTGCTGAGTGACTAGCCGTCATACCTTCTTCATCTGCACGTACAGTGTCATACGCTGTGATGGTAGCAGGAGTGGTGCTTAGTGCCATAGTAGCCCCTGCCGTAGCTAGGAACATACCTGTCTCATGTATCTCGCTAATACCACCAAGGAACCTAGCGATACGCTGTAGCTCATTGTTTATATATACAGGGTACGCTTCTATATCCTGCGGAGGAGGTAGAGGAACATACTCAAGTCTCATGCCATACCCTCAGGGCTGTACTCAATGCTGTATCCAGTTAAAGACCACACATCATCACTAGCTGATTCAAACCTAACGCCTATGTATCTACCACTCTTACGGAAGTTAGCTTTGTAGTCTTGACCTATCACAAAAGGATGCGGATCAGACCACGACACACCTTCTCCCTGTCTGTTCTCTGAACCCACATATATGTTTACATCACCCTCACCTGTGAAGTGCGGATAGATAGCGTTAACATACTTGACTCCCTTGTCATCGCCAAAGTCAATACCTTCTCTCTCAGCAGAAGAGATATAAGTAGTGCTGCTATTAACAGTCAGTCCTGTGTTGCCTTTGTAGAACTTAGGAGTATCGTACCCAACAATAAACAAAGACTTGTTCGATGGGTTGAATCGTTCTTCTCCCCACGGGGTTGAGTCAGTGTCCCAGTAACCAGAGTCATTGTCCCAAGTAGCAGGGTCAGTTGTTTCATTAGCTATCACGCCAGTAGATATATAAGAAACACCTACAATGTCTCTCTCTGACCATGCATCAACTTCCCAATTCCACACCAATGCTTTGTTGGCAGCGCCATTAGCACTATCCTGTGTAGGGAAGTAAACCCAAATCTCTTTACGAGGTACGTCAGCGACACACTTAACCTTGTCTACATGATCAGGATTAATCTGGGTGTACAGAGCCTTAGACATCTTGCTGGTTATGACAGACTTCTTAGAAGTACCATCATGTACATAAACATCACTGACACCTACAACAAAGTGCTTGCCGTCAAACTCAGTAACGCAATCACGAGAAAGAATACCCGTATCATCACTAAACACTTTCCTAAATGAGAATATAAAGTTACCGCCTATGAACTGCATAGCCCATACTGCGTCACTTTTGTAAATAAAGAACGTATCGTTGAGCGCAAGCCCATCAATACACCGACCTGCTGTATCTGGTAGAATGTTGTAACCAGCCTGTACCGCTGGGTCTACCGCATCCCATGAAGCAGGTATACCACCTAGAGGAGCTGTATCACTCCACTTAACCATTGAAGGGAAAGCCTCTGAAGAATTATCAACTATATCTAAAGCAATCAAGTAGTTCTTAAACGGACGTACAACACCTGTAGTCCAACCTGTAGGCCACGCTGTTAGGTCTGCCATCTTGCTAGAGTTAGGGCTATAGAACTGAGGAGCATCCTTTCTGTTGTTCATTATTAAAGCGCCATTAAAGATAGAGGAAGTCCATCCATCTTCATAGTCACCAGTATAGTCTACGTCTGAACCAGCTGTCTGCCTAGTTACATTGACATTAGTGTTACCATCTGTTCTGTATATCTTGTCTTCACTAGCATAGAACCAAAAAGGCGCATTGTAGTCTGTCCAAGGCACAGCAATAATAGGCGTAACGGCAGGGGTTGCAAAGACTGCCTCATATCCTAATGCTCTGTTGGTGCGGTGGTTATCAAAGTCAATATTACTTACTGCACTCCATATCTCATTAGGTAGCTCATACGGGGACAGGTCAATGTTAACCCCTCGCGGTCTTGATATTTCTACCTTCTTATATGGCATGATTAAGCAGTCCTTTTCCAACGATAGACAACACAGTATGGAGGCATGTTCTCGTGTGCGCTTCCACTACCTTTAATTGCGGTAGTACCACTAAAGGTGTGGGTGTGATTACCTACAGTTGATGTATTCCCTGTTACTGTACTAGACTCACCATTTTCAGCTCCAGCAATACCCGACCCTCTTGCATATTCATATGTGTAGGTATGGTTGTGAGATCCGTTTGAACCTGTTGAACCACTAAAGGTGTGGGTATGGCTCGGCATCTGTGCGGTAGTCAAAGTTACAGTCTTAGCACCACCCGTGTCATTAACGCTGTCAAAAGAACCATCACCGCTATCCTGACCTACAGTAACTCTACCATTTCCATACCTTTCCCAAGTAGTACCAGAAAAGTGTGTACTAGGATTAGCACTAGATGTGGATTCATAGATAGTTCCAACAGGATATATCACATCAAAGATACCTCCTGTTAAAAGGTTAATATCAGCTGCCGTAGCTGTAACTGCTGCTGAACCAAGGTTAGGGAATTGTGCTTTCAATACACTCTTAAGAAGACGTATATGATTATCTCCCTGAGCCTTGCTGTCAGTCCCTAGTGGATTATTTGACACTAAGTCAGTTATGTATGTTGCCGTTTCAAGTCCCATTATAGCCTCTTAATTATTTACGATATTTAGCTGTCTTCTTAGCTATCTTCTTATTCTTCGCTACTCTCTGCCCTCTCTTAGGCAGGGGCCGCTTCTTGTCTTTACAACCACATGAATTCTTCATAGTACTACCCCTTAGACTTAGCGCCAGAGCATTTCCAACGCTTACGTGAAAGGTTGTTAGGAGTGTTGGGATCGTTCTGCTTCTTCTTAGGCAGACGCTTCTTAATCCCAAGGCTACGAGCGCAATAGCTATCGCCCTTAGATGTGCCGGGTTTTACTCTGGGGCCACCACCTTTAGCCTTACCTGCTTGTCCGTAACTAACCTTCTTACCACTAGAAGTTATCTTTACCTTTGCTTTACCTTTACGAGGTTTTCTAGTAGCCATTACTTATCCTCATCTTTTGTTTCATTAAATATACTTTGCATAGTATCAGACTCATATATCCTAATACCTAACCATACAATCGTCAGCAAAGACGCTGTAGGCGGTAGCCATGCCGCTAGTGATGCTACTGCTGTTGACGCTGCCGCTACATCTAACATATCTTTTGTTTGCTCATCCATTTGATTGACCTATAATCCAAGAAATTACAGAGTACAACCCAAAGGCTAATATGGCTATGCCTGTAATCTGTACTGTGTTCCAAAACACTGCTTTACGTTTACGCTCCTGTGCGTATACAGTCTTCTCACGCTGATCTTTAATCTTCCTACGTAAAGCTACTAGCTCAGAGTAACCATTAGGGCCATACGTATACATCAGGAGTTCTCTGAGTTCCTTCTCTTGTTGCTGTACTTTCTTGTTATGGGCATATATCTGCATTGCCTCTTGCTCAATAGACTGTCCTGAAACAAGCTTCTTAAACAGAGGCGGGTTCTCAACTCTACGTTGACATTCATTTAAATCACTTACAGCTCCGTACCAACGAGCTATCTGTCCAAAGGTATCCTCTACACCACGACCAGCAGC